ATAGACGGAAATCATTGTCGTAATTCCTAGTTAACAAATACATATCGATAATATTACTTGCACTTGGATCAATTCTAGCTTCCTGACTTGCAGCATGTATATAACGGAATTTTAAATCGTCTCTTCCTAGTCTAGCTTTATAATCTGCTGTAATAAACAGTTTAAGAGCAGTCTTATCTAGTCTTTCAAATATGTTTGTGTCTATATAATAGAATATTTGACCGTCATCATATACACTAAACGGCTGCAATTCACTCTTAGAATTTAAAACTATAATATCATCGTTTACGTTATTAAAATAGTTAAAATCTTCTACACCATCTGTTGACGTAACTTTTCTAAATATAATGTATTTTGATCTAACATTTGTTTCTGGTGCTACAATTTGTTCAAACAAATCGGCGTCATCAACAATACCGTCTTCGTCATCATCAAAGAAACTAATTTCTAATTTTTTACTGTCAACATAACCTTCTGCATCTCTATATGCATCTACAATTTCCCATTCAAAATCTTGTGTAAATGCATTTGGGTTATCAGGTTGTGGATTTATGTTTAAAACTGTAATCCTATCTTTTACAACTTTTCCTGTTTTGTTATCATAAATCTTATCTGAACTATCATAATAGAATCTAATTTCGTTGTCGCTTTCAAATACGTAACGCATTGAACGATTAGTAATAGTATATTTTTCACCGTCAGTTTCAAATATTAATAACCAACTTGCATCTAACTGTTGATTAGTAACATCTCCGGTTTTACCAGTACTAAAATCTGTACCTATAGAAAGATTATTTTCAGTGACCAATCTCCACTGGCCTGCGACTTGATCAAAGCGTAAACCAAATGTTCTCTGTGCAAATATCTGATCAATAATTTGTTGCTTTACCCCGGACTCTAAATTATTAGCAAGAGCCGGTTTAATTTCAGCTAGAATTGCACCTGTTGGTATAACATCGTTAAAAACAACTGCGCCAAGACCGTTTTCTCTTTGTTCGAATCCAGTGCCATTAATGCTGATAACTTTAACCCATTTGTAGTAGGTATCTCCTAATTCTTTTGCAGGTCCCGAAACTAATTGTCCTTTTGAATTAAAGTGGTCTGTTGATACATCGGGATCAGTAGGGTTTGATTTGGCAACAAATCCAGGAGAAATTAACTTTATTAAGCTTCCTGGATTAATTAGTCTTAAAATAGAACCAGTAAATCTACCAAGCGTAGACGGTATGTCTTCTGTGTTTTTAAAATAACCACTGCTTAGATTTGTTTCTGCTGTTTCCTGTACCCAGTTAACTCCTAAATCTTCAGTTAAAATTCTTGGAAATCTATCGAAGTAAAAATTTCTTACCTTTGTACTTCCTAGTATAGGAGTTACTACATTTTCTACTGCGCCTTCTACGTCTGTTCTTGTTGTAAAAGTAAAACTAGTAATATTATTTTGATATTCTTTATAAACAACCCCGTCGTTTCCATAAAGAGTTGTTTGGCTATATTTTCCAGTAGCATCTATTAGATCAAAATATCTACTAATGCCGCTTGAAGTTCTATTAGCTGCTTTGACTTTTACAATTTGTTGGTTTATTCCTAACGGAGCAAGCTGATAATCTTCACCTGTTACCATTCTATTTTGTGTATAGTATGTTGCAGGAGCATTTAGTTTAATACTATCTGAAGATTCCGAATTTGCGCTGTTATCTACAGTATATTTTAAACTGTATGTAAGATTAATTGTTTCTATTTTACCTCTTTTAGAAAGGTATTGTATAGAAATGCTTATACCTTTAAAGAATCTAGGTGTAACCGTTACACGCTGATTTAGACTTGTTCTAAAATAGATTTTAAATTGGCCTCGAGGTAATGCACCAAATGTGCCATCGGAGAACATTAGCGTAATTCTGTCATCTGTTCTAGTTAAAACACTGTAAATGTTTCTCTGTTCTTTGGTAAGATTATTATAGATAATATTGTTACCTTCAATAGCAGCAACTTTGGTCCATAGCTCTTCTTCGTTACCAAGGCTGTTAAGCTTGTACAACCAAACGTCTGAATTATTAATGTTTGGAGTTTCAATTGCAACACTCTGATTCGAACTAGGATTATTAATAGTAAAAAATCCTTGATCTAGGGTACCTTGGCGGAAATGACTAAAGAATCCGTTGTTTGAACTTGACGGACCTTTGCCGTCATCTCTATAAAGGAATGCAAAATTGTTACCCGGAAACGGTGCTTCTTCAACAATAGAATCGTCGGTAATATCTGTTGATATTATTTCAAATCTTACAGCTCTGCCATCCACAGTTTTATTAAAGTTATACGCAGGAACATCAGTATTAACACTGCTTAGTCTATACTGTTCTGTATCGATACCTGCAATTGTTTGCTTTTTACTGGGTCTACCAAAAGTTCCGTTAACCGGAAGTGCAGTATTAAGAACTTTAATAAACTGTTCATACCAATCTTCGTTGCTAGGATCATTCCACACAATAGTTTGGTTTTGTAGATTAACATTATTGCTATCTCTAATTTCTTCCGACGTTCTTACACTGTCTAACTTTAAAAGACCATTAGCTGCTTGGTTACGCTTGGGATTGTAGGAAAGCAAGCGTGCAAGACGCAGCACACTTTCTCGACGCTCTGCTAGTTCGAGATAGTTTTCTCTAGCATTAAGATCAACACGGAAAGCAATATTTTGACCAAGGAAGGCAATAAGATCAATTAGTGCTAGATATTCTGAGCTTTCTACATAGTCGTTAAAATCTTCTGGATAGTTTTCTCGCAAATACTGGATCATTGTTCGACGTAGATTGTCGAAGTCGTAATTTTTAAAATCAGCGTTGCGAAAACTTTGATAAACTCGTTTCCAGTCTTCCGCAAGTAAGAGTCTATTTTGTCTATCTGTAGATGACATTTGCGTATCCTTGTTTGTTATTATATTTAGCTACTTTAGATAAGTGCGTATATAATTATTCGTTTAGAAAGCCTGCATTTTCGTCAAATCTTAAACGCACTTTTTCAACAATCGAATAGGGCAAATAAACAAGCTCGCAGTCAATTAGTATGCCTTGTTCGTAGCTATCAACAATTATTTGATTAACATTTACTCGTGGATCGTAATTGATAATTTTAGAAACATTGTTAATAACTGCATTTCTTACTTCGTCAGTTAGAGGTTCAAACAGAATATCCCAAACAATTGTACCAAATTCAGGATCGCTTAATTTTTCTCCTTGACGAATATGGAAGTGGTTTATAATATCTTGTTTAATTAATGCAATGTCGTACAACACATGAGAGTCTGCATCAGGATCTACAGTACTAAATCCTACATATGTAGGACTTTCATCAGTAAGTTTATCCTTATTATTTCTAGGTCTTACAGATACTTCTTTGTAAAGTTTTTTCTCTAAACTGCTCATAACGTATTTACCTTAAGTTTGATGGCGGAAGGTATCGGGTATAGACGGAAATACAAATTCTGCCTGCTCGGGCTGTTCTTCATTAGGATCAGCTGCCTGCGTTTCATCAGGAATATACTTTTCTGGATCTAGGTGTTCGTGTTCGGGCCATGGTTCGTGTTGCGGAACACGTTTTGGCACACTAGCATCTGTAGCTTCTGTTGCTGCGGTACTACTATTCATGAAAATTCCGCCTTCGGCAGTTTCTGCATGAATATCAGCTTTAATACTAGATGTACCAGCACAAGATAATTTTCCGTCTGCACCTGCTTTAATTTCATAGTTTGCTCCCGCAGTTGCAAATATATTTTCATCGCCGGTTAGGTTAACGTTATTAGTTGCTCTAAAATTAATATCTCTATCTGCTGTAAAGTTTATGTCGTTTTCAGAATGGAAACTTATACTGTCTTTTGCATAAACATCTATCTTACCATTGCCGGTCATTTCGATCCAGCTGTTTCCGCTACCATGGGAAATATAAATCAAGTCTTCTGTGTTGTGCAGAAGTATTTGATGACCCATTCTTGTTTTAATTCTTACAAGATCGTTAGCAGGCAATGTTACATCACCGTCAGTGTCACCTGCATCAACATCTGCATACTCTAATGGTCCGGCTTCGTCGCCCGCTGCGGGTTTTTTACGCAACAAGCTCATATCACCGTCGTCCATTACAAACGAACTACCACCCAATCTATTAAAAGGAGCATTAACTTGCGCACCTGGTTTTCCGTATAAGTGAGTAGGTCCGTTTCTGTCAGGCGGGCCTGGTGTGCTCCATCCAAACACCATACTAGGAGCTTCTCTTCTGCCGCTGCTAGTATTTGTACCTCTTACATGGTCTTGCTTTAATCCTTGTGTTTCTAGTCTAGTAATTGCAGTTTCGTTAGCTGGTTTTGTAATTCTATTAGCTACTACTTGTGCATTATCTTGAGTTCGTTTGTTATATTCACCAACAGGTAGAGCAGTGCTTCGATCTGAAGAATTATAAGTAGTTGCACTCTGTCCCGGAGTCATAAAATTAGTTTGCAATTCAGGAATACATCCGATCCAGTATGCATTTGCAAAGTTTCCTTCGGGCATAACAACTATAACTTGTGTTCCGATATCCGGAGGCACTGCCCAAAACCCGTAACTCTTTTGTGTGTTTGCATAACCGTCGCTTTCAGTTACACCACTGAAGGGCGTCTGTCCCCAAAATGGGCTTGCATAACTACACTGTACAAAATCTCTTCCAGAACCGCCATTATTTGTTCTGTGCAAAATTTCTACTTCTAGAGAACCCATAAAATTAGTATCAAGGTGATTTACTACTCGTCCTATATATACGCCCGGACCCGGAGTAGTTCTATGTGGCGTTCTACGATCTTCCATTATTCGTTAAGTCCTTCAACATCGTCACGGATATCGTTTTTACCATCACCGTCGTTTCCTAGACCAAGTGCTCTGCCAGCTGCCGATCCTCTAAATGCACTTATAACATCGCCTATACTAGGTAATAATTCTTGGTTTCTTTTTCTACCAAGTGTTAATTGTTGCGTAAATTTTCCGTCTGTAAACCTATTTTCAACTTCAAGTACTTGATATACTCCACTAAAGAAACTGATAGGTATAAATCCACCTAGCGGATACTTAACAAATCCGTCATCCTCGTCATAATCTACCGGGGTTCTAAAATTTAATGCAATAAGAACTTGACCACCTATAGGATTCATTGCGCCGTCGATTGTAATTGCACTGTTTATAGGATTGGGTATTCCTAAAATATTAGAGATACCTATATCTGACAAATAATACGGATCTCCGTGTATAGTAAGGTCTATTTGGATCATATCATTTGAACTATTAATAATCATGTCGTTCATGTTTCTTGCAACTTGAACTTCGGTATCATCCTGCGGGCCGCCGCCGTTATTACCAGTATCGGTTCCGGCAACTTCAGTTGTTTCGGCAGCGCCGGCTGTACCTACTTGTCCTGCTCTGCCGCCAGTTCCAGTTGTGCCTGCTGGTTGAGGGTCTCCTTTAAAGAATTGTTCAACTGCATCTAAGATAGTGCCAGCTGAAGTCTGGCCTCTATTACCAACAATGCCTGTTTGGAAAGCCGTATTAAATTGTAAATCTAAATCTATAATATCTTTATTTTGTCCTGTATAGATATAATTGTAAGCTTTTATTGTTTGTGCCTGGCGTAAAACATTAGATAGTGTAGACGACGTTGGTGCTGAAACATCTCCCTCATCTACTTTGTAAGTTAATACTTGATACACATAAATTCTAGGACTTCTTCCGGTAATTAATCCTCCAAATATACTAGAAGCGTTGTAAACTTGAGGTACTACTATGAAATGTGTAATTTGGCCGTTTTCGTCTGGTTCTTCATTGGCTAAATTTCTTCCGAAGTCGCTGTTTAATACAAGTTCTTCAATCATGTCTTGTATCCTTGTACCGGAAGGAAAGGAAAATGACTGTGTATCAGAATTGTAAGATAGATCACCTCTTCTAAAAAATCCTGAGTTATTTTCGTCTTCTATAAATCCGGCTTCTTGCATTGGACTACCCCTACCAGGCGGACGACCTCTAGGTAAAATTCTAGCGTTGCCTATAGAATTTATATTTGATTCTGCTGCGGTTCTTAATTGCTGTGCTAGGGCAGATCCTAATACCTGTACTCCGGGCAATTCTTGTAAACGTGCTTCTAAATCTGCCGGAATGTCTCCTGCATTGCTTCCTGCAATTGATTCGTATAATACTTGATAATTTGGTCCTAGAGTTGCTGCACCTAAACTAGATGCAAGGCCGCCGAGACCTTGCTCTACAATTCCTTCTTGAGGGAAGGAAATTATATAATAATCTGCTGCTGGAACTTGTCCTGCTTCTTCAAGATCGATCTGTCTAGAGTTGAGCTTTGATGCTAAACTTTCTGCCCCGGATTGCAGAGCTTCAGAAACTGTTTGTCCTTTTATCTGCATGTCAGTAACAACACTTTGTGTATTGTCTGTCATTGCTGTTTCGTTATAAGGAGCTCCCATGCATTCGTATACTGCGCCCGCT